TCTCTTCGCACTGTTTACGCTGCTCAGTTCAATAAGCAATTTCCAGCAACAGGCGAAAGTGCAATTCCTCTGTCAGTGGTTGAGCAAATCGCACTTAAAACACTGGTTGGCGTTCAACAAAACCAATTTAACAACGCACTTGCTCGTTTACTTACAGCAGGTGGACGCTTTATGCCGTCATTTGCCGAGTTTCGCACCTGGTGTATCGGTGAAAGTTGGATGTCTCCAGAGGAAGCTTGGTCACGTGCATGTAAGTTTACGACTGACCGTACCGTGGTTATTACACAAATTACAAAATATGCATTAGACGAAGTGATGTATTTGATCGAAGCCGGCCAAATGCGAGCAGCTCAAGATAATTTCTTCGGGACCTACAACGTGATGGTTGCTAAAGCTCAGTTAAAAGGCCGTCAGCAAGAGTTTTACACTCCACCGCTACAACTAGAGCATAAAGAACCTGAACACACCCCAGTAAGCAATGACGAAGCGCAAAAGCATCTCAAATCTTTGATGGAACGGTTAAAAATCAATGGTCGTAAACCTGCACCAGTACAAAAGCTTAAGGCTAAGGAAAAAGAGCCTGAGCTTACAAAGGAATTAGGGCCAGATCCTTTTGACAATCCGCACGAATACGTCGAGATGTGCCGCCGGGAGGGCATGCCAATTCCTAGAAATATTCAGCAATTGATTGATGGGGTGAATGTATGAATTCCATGACAAAAAATAAGTTATTTGGATTAGCTGATGATCGAACTGATGTATGGGCTACGCCGCAAGATTTTTTCGAAAAATTGGATCGAGTATTTAACTTTGATTTAGACGTTTGTGCTCTGCCTGAAAACGCTAAATGTGAACGTTATTTTACACCTGAAATTGATGGTCTAAAGCAAGAGTGGACTGGGACATGCTGGATGAATCCACCTTACGGCAAAGAAATCATCGATTGGGTTGCTAAGGCAGCGGAAACAGCAAGTAAAGGGCATACGGTAGTTGCACTCGTTCCAGTAAGAACTGATGCCCGATGGTTTCAAGACTATTGTTTGGGTCGTGAAATTCATTTTATTCGTGGCCGCTTAAAGTTTGGCGGTTCTAAAACGAATGCACCTTTTGGTTGCTGTGTTGTGGTGTTTAGACCAAGCCTGATAGACGTCAGTTGGGAGAAATCAGCATGACCAAATTCGAGTTTTTGGGATGGGGCTTACTCATTTCGTGTGTAACAGCAGTACTTTGCGGTGCGGTGGTTTTGTGGTGGTTGGCGCGTAAAGAGCTTGATGAGAAAGGAGCCAGCCATGAAAGCAACTAAATTGATTAGAGATAAAGGACTGCAATACGCGAAGGAAATCGTAGATTCAGCCCCTTCTAACGCAACTGAATGGAATGAGGGTTATGAGTTCCAATGTGGTCAAAGTGTAGAAATCAGCCCAGCAGATCGTGAGAAGTATTTTGTAGATTTGGTTGAGCTTAAACGTCTTGTGGAGTCGGTTGATTTGGTTGAATCATGGGGTGGCATTGAGGACTTAAAACTATATGACTTGTCTCATTGCAAAGATAAACCTGAATCTGCTGGATACAAGTTGCTTCATGCAATTGCTGATTACGAATCAATATACGGAGGCGGGGATGAGCAAACGAATTCTTAAGAAACTTAGCAAAAAGGCTAAAACCCTATTGATTCAATGTGGTGGATATTCTGAAAAATACTTTATGCCTGCTGATAGAGAAGACGCAACCATGTGTGGAGTCTTAAAAGGCACAGCTATGTTCTGGTCACAGTCGAGTTTTGAATATAACGAATGGGATTGTGAAGATGCTTTCAGCTTGTTGAGAGAATTTATCTTTTGGGAATTATCTGAATTTGATAGTGAGACAGGGGATGTTTTAAGAAGTCCTAAGTTTAAAAGCCGTGGAGATGTTCTGCGCATGGCAAAGCAATATGTTTTAAGGAGTCAGCCATGAGTGAGTTTAAAAAAGGCGACATCCTAGTTAATCAAACGGCTGTTAATTCAGGTCTTGTTGAGCTGCTGTACGAACATAAGCACTACTTTCATGGCTTTAGCAAAGACTTTGGAATCATAACAATTGCTAAGAAGAAACTTGATAGGTATCGCAAAGCAACTGAAGCAGAAAAGCAGATAGGGCTCCGCATTGACTGCGAAGTATTAGACAAACCAGAAAACCACATTTCGCCGAATTGCAAAGTAACTGAAGTTCACATTAACGAAGCTTACAAGCTTAATCGATTGGGGTGAAGAATGGATAAGTGTAGAGAAGAGTTTGAGAAGCAAAAGTACTGGATTGGGCTATTTAGAGACGCGGTTGATTTTGATGAGGAGCTTGGTCGATATGTTTTAAACGGTCAAAGAAAGCTTTACGCATTTCACCTCGATTCATTTAACGAGAAATGGGCAATTTGGCAGGAAGCATGGCAGCACCAGCAAGCGAAAGTAGTGGAATTGCAAAAGCGTTTAGATGGGGCATTAAAGGAGACTCAATATGCTTTGCAGTATGTTGAAGGGGACATGCGCGGCAATCATGAATTTCTACAAATGGCAATGATTCGAACCTTTAAAGCTTTAGAGCAAGTGCTCAATGGTGGTGAGCCTAAATGACATCAATGAGCCTTGCTGATTACCGCCTTACATGCCCGAAAGTTCAAAAGAAAAAGGGTCGAAACAAGTTTAATGCTTCGAAAATTAAATTGGATGGAATGACTTTTGACAGTACTAAAGAATACAAACGGTATATCGAGCTAAAGGCTCTACAACAACGAGGTGAAATTAAAGAATTGCAGCATCACACAAAATTTGAATTGGCACCGAAGACAAAATTAGAAGGGGAGAAACGAGCTAAACCAGCACTTAGATATTTTGCCGATTTCACTTATTTCACGACAGCAGGTGAATACGTTGTTGAAGATGTGAAGTCTATAGCTACACGCAAGCTACCGAGTTACCGAAATAAGAAACACCTGATGAAAACAGTTCACAATATTGATGTGAGGGAAGTTTAAACATGAATGCAAAAGTTAATAACAAGACAATGGATTGGTCTAAACGTTCTGCTCATCAATGGTTGGAACAATATGGTCTATGGGTAAGATCAACAAAATTTAAAGTTTCTGCTAATCCTTTAGCATGTCTAATTGACCAAAATGACACAACTAGAATTAGATCAAGTAAGGTCTCTATGCCATGCGAAATTGAAGATTATGAGGCAGTTGAAGTAAGCAAACTCTTGGCTAAAATGCATAACGATAATAGGGAATTTTTACAAGAAAGGGCTTGGTTTTTAATACTTTATTATGAAAATAATTGGTCGTATCTAACAATTGCTAATGTGCATAGATGTAGTAAAGCAAAGGTACGTGCTGAGATTGATAAAGGCTTGGCATATTTGGATGGAAAAATTGAGGTGTTGCAATCTTGACAGTGCAGCACACTTGGTTTAGATTTGTGATATGGTGGGACGAAGTTATAAGCGTTGCACCAAAATGTTTTAAAAGCTCTCCAATCGGTGAGCTTTTTTTGTATTTGATATTACTTTTAATGTAACTAGTTTTTAATTTTCTTGATTCATAAAAAATAATATTTTATAAAATTTTTAAAACAAGACTAATTTGGGATGAAATTTTGGCTACTTATATTCCTGACCTAGAACAAGAGGAGGAGTCTTTGATTACAGCAAAGATTGAGTCAGAGATAGAAAAATTAAAAAAAAGAATGGATGAATACATGTTCGTGTATGTAAATGATGAAAAGAATATAAATTATAAGGTTCAGATAGAATCTTCAATGAAAAGCTGATCTTCTAGTTATATTCTGCCTTCGGACAAGATTTATTTAGTTTCTCTAAGCATTGATTTAGGCGGGGCATTAAATTTTATGTGCTAAGATTACCTGAATAAATTTTGGGTTACAAAAATGAATATCTGTGTTGGTGGTGAGTTAGACGGCCAGAAGATTGAAAAAGAAGGTCGTTTGTTAAAAGCTTCTGAAATCGACCCAACATTCACAACTGAGTACTACAAGCAGGTTTTTAACCGCGACAACATCAATTATCATTTTTGGCTTCCAATAGGATCCAACTTGCACGAAATGTCTGAGCGAGTTTTGGATATTTTGAGAGCACCTAAAAAATAAGCATAAAGTATATTGTAAATACATATTCTAATTTGTATGATGTATCACAAATACTGCGCTGAAAGTTTTTGTTTTTGTGACCCGTTTCTTTTTTTGAAGCGGGTTTTTGATTTTAAAACCCCACTCGCTTAGGAAGCTTTGCGAGTTTACTTGCCGGACGGATTACGGCGCAAATGGCCCCGCTACATACTAGTTATTGGCGGGGCTTTTTATTTTATTAATTTGATGATTTAGTTCTCGATAGTAAATAATTTACTATTGAGAACTAAGTATTTGAAAAATAAAATAAATTTGATAATTAACCTATGAATTAGTATAATAAATAAACATTAACTAATTTAATTGGTGAAAATATGCCATTCGAAAGAAAGACAGGGTATAAATTGAAGTTTATCAATGAAAATGACTTTGAAATTATCTGCCTAGACTGTAACGACACCAATACTGTGAGACAACAACTTAAAGATGCTGGATTTGTTACAGATATTAATTCAGTAGATGAAAAGGATGAATACCATCTTCAAAAGATTATTGGAGTAACAAGTAGCAAGGAAGACTTGATTGCATTACTAGATAATTGGTTTGATTTGTTAAACAGTATGGAGGTTACAGCCTACAAAGATTTTGATTAAAAAATGATAGTAATAAAAACCACTTTTGCAGTGGTTTTTTTATGGGTGAAATATGGATGATAAAGAATACTTCTGGCTTACAAGAAAAAAAGAACCTAAAACAAAACCCAAAAGTAGACCATTGCCTAAAGCTACTCAAAAGTACTTAGAGGCTGAAGAAGAATTTACTCAAGCTTTGGATAATCTGGAAATTAAATACGAAAAGAAATTCCAGTTTAAATCAACAAAGCATTGGCGTTTTGATTTTCATTTAATTGAACATCGTATTTTAGTTGAAATTGCTGGCGGTCCTTGGTCTGGTGGTCGAAAGGGTAAGCTGGCAACAAAGGCGTGGAGTATGGACCGTTACGATGTTGCTGAATCAATGGGATATACCGTTGTTCGGTTAGAGGCAGTACCAAGATTTAAGATTAATGAATCTGGTCCATTGCAGATCCAAGCTCATTTCGCTAGCCAATGGCTTAAAAATTTAAAGAGGCAAATATTTAATGGATCAGATCAGACCATTTCCTCCAACTGATTTTATAGACCAAGCAGATGAAGAGGAAGCGATACGCATAGTACCTGCGCCTGATTTAAAAAACTGGGTAGTTGCTAATTACTTAACTATTGGTGGACCTCTTTATAACCCCGATCATGATCACATAGCTGAGCTGCTTCACGATAATGAAGAATTTTTAGCATTTGCTTGGGCCTCTTCTGCATATAAAAGCAAGCAAGCTATGGTGTTAGGCCAGTGCGAAAAAGTCATGTTCAATGTTGGTGGCTGGCGCAAAGCTAGACAAGAGCAACAGATGCGAGACTGGTTCGGCTTTGTTCCAACTTACTTAATCACTATTGATGCTACATTTTGCGACAAAGCAAATGATCGTGAGTTTTGTGCTTTGCTTGAGCATGAGCTTTACCATATAGGCGCAGAACGTGATGAAAACGGTGAGATGATCTTTAGTAGTTCAACAGGGTTACCAAAACATTATTTAGCTGGTCACGATGTCGAAGAGTTTATTGGTGTAACTAAACGGTGGGGAGCAAGTAAGAGCGTTAAACGTCTTGTTGAGGTTGCGAAGAATCCGCCGTTTGTTTCAAATCTAGATATTTCAAAATGCTGCGGAAACTGCGTAATCAACTGAACCGAATGGTTCTTTTTTTTGCCTATTTTGTTTTACGTAGTTTTACGAAGGGGCAATTATGGCAACACTTAAAGAGCCTATAAAAATCTTTATAGTTCAGTCTCTTGCTTGCTTCGATACCCCTCAGCAGGTTGCAGATGCTGTAAAACAAGAATTTGGAGTCGAAATTCTAAGGCAACAAGTGGCGGCATATGATCCAACAAAGCCAGCAGGGAAAAACTTAAGTAAAAAACTTACTACTTTGTTTAATAAGACCAGGGCAGATTTTCAAAAGAATGTTTATGACATCCCTTTAGCTAATAAAGCTTACCGACTCAAAGAGCTTCAGAAGATCTATGAAGACTGGAAGAACAACAGGCTTATGAAGCAAGGGGTTATTAAACAGGTTCGGGAAGAAATGCAGGGTTATGACCTGATGTTATTAAATCTTGAGTTAAAGCAGCTTGAGATTGAAAAGATCAGAAGTGGTGATGGTGAAGGGGCAGATGATCCAACACCAGTCAAGGTAACTATTCAAGTTGTGGATGCGAGTAAAAAAGATGCCGAACATCAATCCGACACTGAATGTACCTCAGGCTAATTTTTTGCAGATGGAAAAGAAGTTCCGCGCATTTGTCGCTGGCTTTGGATCGGGAAAGACTTGGGTTGGATGCTCCAGTTTATGCAACAAAGCTTGGGAATTCCCTAAAGTACCTTTGGGTTATTTTGCTCCAACTTACCCGCAGATTCGCGACATTTTCTTTCCAACTATTGAAGAGGTTGCTTTCGATTGGGGGCTTAAAACTAAGGTTTATGAAACCAATAAAGAGGTGGATATCTATTATGGTCGGCAATATCGAACGACAATCATTTGCCGGTCTATGGAGAAACCAGCAACAATTGTAGGTTTTAAAATTGGCCACGCCTTGATTGATGAACTTGATGTCATGGCGATGACTAAAGCACAACAAGCTTGGCGTAAAATCATTGCTCGTATGCGCTTTAAACAAGCTGGTTTGCTCAATGGTATTGATGTGGCAACAACACCAGAAGGCTTTAAATTCACTTATGAGCAATTTGTAAAAGAAGCTAATTCATCCCCTGAGAAACGGGCACTTTACGGCATGATTCAGGCATCGACTTATGATAACGAAGCCAATCTGCCAGACGATTATATTTCATCACTGTATGAATCCTACCCACCTCAATTGATATCAGCCTATTTGAAAGGGCAGTTCGTCAACTTAACTAGTGGAGCGGTTTATCCAGACTTTGACCGGGTTTTAAATCATACGGATGAGGAAATTAAGCAAGGTGAGCCTTTACTCATTGGAATGGACTTTAACGTACTTAAAATGGCTGCTGTGGTTTATGTCATTAGAGAAGGTAAGCCGAGAGCTTTAGATGAACTGGTTGGAGTAAGAGATACACCAACTATGTGTTATCTGATCAAAGAGCGTTTTCCTGATCATGATATTACCGTGATACCAGACGCTTCAGGGCAAGCAACTTCATCAAAGGGATTTAGCGAATCCGATCATGCAATTTTAAAGAAAAATGGCTTTAAGGTTGAAGTGAATGGTGTGAACCCGGGCATTAAAGACCGTATCAATGCAGTTAATGCCCAGATCCTGAATGCCGATGGGGAAAGACACCTCAAAGTAAACACAAATAAGTGCCCTAACTTTACGGCTACTTTAGAACAGCAAGTCTATGATGATTTTGGAATGCCAGATAAAAGCGCTGGTTTAGACCACGTTGGCGATGCTGGTGGATATCCAATAGCCAAGAGATTCCCGATCATCATTCAGAAAGTATTTAAACGGCGCACAATCGCTGGTTTTTCCCGTTAAACAACGCACCTTTTCAGGTGCTTTTTTATTGGTGTTTTTATGGCAGTTACTGATAAACATCCGCAGTATATTGCTGCACAAAAAAGCTGGTTGATTATGCGTGACGCCGTTGCTGGTGAAGAGCAGATCAAACAGGCACAAACAAAGTACCTAGCTAAATCGGCCGGAATGATTGAGGCTGAAAAGCAAGGTGATACGACTGGAGAGATTTATAAGGCCTATCTAAGTCGAGCTCAGTATCCGCTATGGGTTCAGGACGCATTACGCACAATGATCGGGTTAGTTTCAAAGCTTGAGCCGAATATTGTGATTGAAAGTTCTCTACTTAAAGGATTGATAGAGAATGCAACAAATGACGGTTTTGGGCTTAAACAGCTCTTTATTCGCATTTGTTCAGAGTTGCTAGAGTTTGGGCGCTGTGGGCTGCTTGTCGATGTTGATGCTAAAGGAGTGCCATATTTCGCCTTATATGATGCGTTATCTATTATCAACTGGAAGGAAAACAGTATCGGTGGTCGAAAGGATTTAAAACTGTTAGTGCTCGAGGAGCAATTTGATAATAGTGAAGATGAATTCGGGCACGAAACTAAAACGGTTCACCGCGTTCTATCTATGGATGATGGAGCATTAGCGGTCCGATTGTTCGATGGTTCAAATGTGGAGGATAAAACTCCCGATCTCGGCGGTAATCAACTTTCTTTCACACCATTTGTTTTCTGCGGTGCCACTAGTAATTCTCCGGATGTAGGTACCATACCGCTTTTGACAATGGCCAAGGCTGCTCTGAAGTATTACCAGCTCAGTGCAGATTATTACCAGTCTCTTCACCATACGGCCCATCCGCAACCTTGGATTAGTGGCCTTGATGATGACGATGATGATATTAGCGTTACTGGTGTTATGGCTGTCTGGAGTCTTCCTCCAAATTCACAATGTGGTTATTTAGAAATTTCAGGTAACGGCATTGAACTCACTAAAAAGGAAATGGATGCGCAAAAGAATTCAGCATTAGAAGCTGGGGCTAAAGTAGTTGATACCAATACACAAGAATCAGGTGAAGCGCGCCGTGCACGGCAAGACGATCAGCAAGCAAGTCTTCACAGTATCGTGATGTGTGCAGCTGCAGCAATTGAACAAGCCATTAAGTATGCAGCGCAGTGGTTAAAGCTTGATTCGACAAAATATTCATTTACAGTTGAACCTGAGTTTATTGTGCAGGTCACGGATATTAATCTTGCAAAACAGCTTTATGAGGGTGCTATTTCAGGGAAAAACTCTTTCCGCACATATTGGGAATACCTGATGACAGGTAAATTACCAGCTCACGACTATCAGGAAGAAGTGAAGCGGGTAGAAATAGAGCGAGATAACACTCCTTTGTAGAGGTGATGTATGGCTTCAAAAGAAGATAAATCATTGATTGAAGTACTTACCCAACATCAGGCGTACTTATATCGGGTGTCTTCTCAATCTGTTAAAGAGCTATTAAAAATCTTTAATGATGAGTCAATATTAATGTTGGCAAAGCTTCGGGATTTGCTTGATGAATTAAATGATTCTGAAAAGATGGCTCTAGCAAGTGGACAGTACACAACGTCAAATCTGAAGGAAGTTCGTGATCTGATTGCTCAGTGGTTTACTGCAATAAACACTGCATTACCTGAAGCTTTCGCTGTTTCTGCTACTGCCTTGGCTGTTTATGAAGCCAATTACATGGCGAAGCTATATGGCGGCAAGATCAAAAAGCCAAATGGTGAAAAGGTATATGCAGCAGCTAAAAAAATACCATTGGTAGGTGGGGCTCTTGTTGATGATCTGCTATCAAGAATTGCTGAAAATGCCCGTCAAAAGGTTGAGTATGCAATTCGGGATGGTATCAACTCAGGTAAAACAAATCAGGAAATAGTTCAGCGTATTCGCGGCACCAAGCGCCTTAATTATGAGGATGGGCTTTTAAGTAGCTCTAAGACGGATATTGAACGTACCGTAAGAACAGTTCGTAGTCATGTTGCTAATCAAACGTATTTAGATACTTTCAAACAGTTAGGTTTTGAGTATGTTCGTTTTATTAGTGTATTGGATGGAAGAACATCTAAGCTTTGTGCTCATTTAGACGGTACTGTCTGGAGGATTGATGATCCGGCAAAACGTGTACCGCCGTTGCATCCTAATTGTCGCAGTGAACTAGTACCAGTTAAAAAAGATGGTCAACTTATCGGTGAACGGCCATTTGTAATGGACGAACGTAGAGTTAAAGACATCCCCAAAGAAGAGCGAAGCCAGTTAATAGGACAGTTAGATGCAAACACCACATTCAAAGAGTTCTTTAAGAAAACAGATGATTTCTTTCAAAGGGAGTGGCTAGGGCCAAAGCGCTTTAAGCTCTATAAAGATGGGAAATTTGATTTTGATAAGTTCTTTGATCCTGAAGGCCGTTTCTATAGCTTAGATGATTTGAGAAAGTTGGATGAAAAAGCTTTTAAAAAGTTGGGTCTGTAATTTTTCTTATGTTATATTTTTTAAAACATCAGAATTTATACAATATGAAAACAATAGCTTTTGTATGTCTAACCCTAATTTCCATCACTTGTTTAGCTGAACCAAGTCAAAAATATCTTAAAGAATATGATCGATTGTCTGAAGCTTTGGAGTCAGCAATGGCAAATGCATATTCTTTTGATCCTGCAACTGGTCAAGTAAAACAGGCTACTCAAGGTTTAGAAGCTAAAAATAATTTATGTAGAGCTGCCCAGGCGAAACTAAACCTCACCACGTTTTTAAAAGACAATTTAGAGGAATCTAAAGAGCTTTATAAATCTATTGATGGTGCAGAGACTCTAGATAAAAATTATCTTAGTGGACAACAGCAGGAACAACAAAATCTCGTTTCAAATTTGAAAAAAGACCTTGTTGGAACTGGATTTAACTGTGAGTAATTATTGCCGATTACAGGTAATTCTAAACTCACTTAAGACACAATTTTCACCTATATAAGCGCCCAAATGGCGCTTTTGTCATTTATGGAGTTTGGCTTATGAGTGAATCAAAAGTTAGACATTTGGTACTTAAAAGAGTTTCAGATAAATCTTCTCATCTTGCTCTTTGTGACGAGGAAACAGGTATTCCATTAGCTGGATTAACCGCTGTAAAAATGAATTGTAGTGTTTTTGAGGGTCCAGCGACTATCACGGCAACATTTGATGTAGGTGGTCCTCAAGGCATCCGCTTAGTTGGTGACGAACCTAGACAAAAGGTTTGGGGTGCAAAGGAAACGTAGCGAAAGGTACTACAAATGCCTGAAAAGCAAATCAATATGTCAGATGCTCAATATATTCTGAGCACAAAATGAATTCTGGTGCCATTTCTTCAAATTAAGGTTTCAAGCCATGGCAATTTATGGTTTTACTTTTGAAAGATTAAAAGCAATTGCACTCATCAAATAGAACTTAATTTTTAACCATAGCACCTTCGGGTGCTTTTTTTGCGAGAAGAAAATGCCAAGCCCTATTATCCAATATTTCCAATATGAACATTTACCTGAACATTTGCAGCAAGTTAGTAAGCCAATTGGTGATTTAGCTCGGCAAATGGATGAGCAACTTCCTGACGGGCCTGAAAAATCCACAGGATTAAGAAAGCTACTTGAAGCAAAAGATGCATTTGTACGCCAAGCTTTAAGTAAATAATCATTTATAGAAATGAAGCGTCCTAATGGGCGCTTTTTTAATGCCTGAAGCTAAGCAGAGGGTTCAACAATTAAACCCGCTAAGCGGTATCTCTAGGAGATTTTTAAATGCCAGACGAAATCAAAGTTGATTTGGAAAATCCTGAAATTAAAGCAGCTATTCAAGACGCCGTTGATGAAGCTGTTAAAGGTCTTAAAGATAAGAACGCTGAACTTATCAAAGATAAAAAAGAGTTGAAAGATGAACTAGGTTCATTGAAATCAAAGGTTGAGGGTTTAGATCTGGATGCAATCAAGGTCCTGCTTGATAAATCAAATCAGGATGAAGAATCCAAACTTATTGCAGAAGGCAAGATTGAAGAAGTTATTCAGAAACGCACTGAGAAGATGCGTGAAGAGCATGACAAGGTTCTTAAGGCAGAGAAAGAACGGGCAGATAAAGCTGAAGCTTATGCCGAGAAATTCAAGAAATCAGTAGTGCAAAGCCAAATTGTTCAGGCTGCTATTGAACTTGAAGCACTGCCAGAAGCGACCCCTGATATCGCCTTTTTAGCTCAGACAAAGTTTGCATTAGATGAAAACGGCAAAGCTGTGGCAGTTGATGAAAACGGGGAAGTAGTCATTGGTAAAGACGGCCAAACACCGATGACCCCAAAAGAATGGGTTGAATCTCTACGTGAGCAAAAACCGTATTACTGGCCTAAGCCTAATGGTATGGGCGCATCAGGGAGCAACAATTCAAAAGGTCAGCCAGACATTCTCAAAGCAGATGGCTCGGTAAATATGACCAAATTGGCGCAATTACGAAATGAAAACCCGCAACTAGCTAAAGAGCTAGCGGCAAAACACGGTATTAAACTTTAAGGAGTAAAGCCTAATGGGCGACACAAAAATTGCTGATGTAATCGTACCCGAGTTATTCACTCCGTACGTATTAAATAAAACTGCCGAAAAGTCTGCATTATGGCAGTCAGGCATTGTTGGGGAGCTAGATGAAAAAGTTGCTTTTGGTACAGAAGGCGGTACTACAGTAAATATTCCTTTCTGGAATGATTTAAGCGGTGAGTCTGAAGTACTTTCAGATGGTAAAGCTCTTGGGGTTAATAACATCACTGCTGGTAAAGATATTGCGATTTTGCATGCCCGTGGTAAGGCATGGGGTGCAAATGATTTATCTAAAGCTTTATCTGGTGATGACCCATTGGGTGCGATTGCTGATCTTGTAGCAGATTACTGGGCTCGTGAATTTCAGGGGTTTACCGTAAATACACTTAAAGGTGTATTTGGGTCTGCAAGCATGGCAGGTAATACCCATGACATTTCGGCTGGTACTGGAGCAGCAGCCGTAATTGATGGTCATTCATTTATCGATGCATCTTATAAACTGGGTGATGCTGTTGATAAATTAACAGCGATTTCAATGCACTCTTTCACAATGGCAGCACTAGCCAAGCAAGGTTTAATTGAAACTGTGCGTGATGCTGATGGTGTAGTGCTTTACAAAACTTTTATGGATCGCCGTGTGATTGTAGATGACGGCATGCCTGTTGAAGGCGACGTATTTACTTCTTACTTGTTTGGTTATGGCGCGATTGGTTTCCAAGATATTGGGGCACCGGTTGGTGTAGAGACAGACCGTGACAGTTTAGCGGGTACTGACATTCTTATTAACCGCCGTCACTTTGTACTACATCCTCGTGGCATTAAATGGGCAGGTGATACAGGTATTGCACCTAATAATGCCGGTCTTGCTACAGCCGGTAACTGGGAACGTGTCTACGATCCTAAACAGATCCGTATTGTGGCATTCAAGCACAAGATCAAATAACAAAAAGGCGGGTAACACCGCCTTATCTTTTTGGAGATCCACATATGGGACTTTCATCATTTAACCGTGCACGGGAAAAACAACAAATGACAGAAACAAAAATTGCTGAACTCGAAGAACAACTGGCAACAGTAAAGGGCGAATTTATTGCCTTTCAAAATGATACGGAAGCAATGAAAGCACGTATTGCTGAACTTGAATCAGGTGAAGGTAGTCAAACACCTGAAGATGACCAAAAACCAAGTGATACTCAACCACAACCAATTAACTATGCAGGCCTCAAAGTAGATGAGTTGCGTGCGGTCTTGACTGAAAATGGCATTGCATTTGAAGCAGGTGCTAAAAAAGAAGAACTTTTAGCATTAATTCCAAAGGAATAAACCATGAGCTTTATCACTGAACAAGAAGCGATAGAACATGTTGAAGGCTTTGATGCTTTATCTGCCAGTGATAAGGCTCAATACCTCCAAATGGCCGAGGCATATCTATTAGCACGTAACGTTAAGCCTTACGAGGATGCTACCCAAGTACCTGAACCTTTAAAAACAGCCTCATATCAAATCATCAAGGGGATTATCAAGGGTGATCTATATCAAGGACAGGAACAGGTACTAAAACGCAAGAAAGTCAAAGCTGATACGGTTGAAACTGAAAAAGAATATCAGGACGGATCAGTAAAGCTTAGTGCGATTGAGCAATTCATTCTTGATTTGATTAAGCCTTACAGCAAACGAAAAGCTGTATTTTTTGTCAGGAAAATCTAATGGGCTTACGTGACGAAATTCAGGCAGATATTGCTGAAGCATTTAATGATGATTTAGCAGATGCCGTTCATACCTTTACATGTGAGCGGATCTCAAAAACTAATTGGGATCCTAAAACTGAAACTTCTATTGAGGTTAAAGAAAACTATTCTGGTCGTGGCGTTCTGTTTGGCTCATACAGTCACTATGAGATTCAGACGCTTGGAGTACTGGCCACAGATAAAAAGGCTACAGTGCTACAGAATGAAATTACCAAAGAGCCAATGATTGATGATGAGTGGCTAACAGCCTTAGGCTCATTTCGGGTAATTCATATTCAACAGGATCCAGCTCTCTACTATTTGGAAATGTCAGTTGAGGAAGGTATAAGCTTGTATTGATTAATTTAGTTGATTTAAGCTATATACCTATTTTTAAAATACTTTCTTGGGGAAATTATGGGGTATATCGTTAAATTAACCGATTCTGGTAAATATTTAATTCCAGACAATGAGGGATTGCTTACTACAACAGATTCAAAAGAAAAAGCTGTAGAATTTGGTCAAATAGATGATGAAGAGTCTGCTAAGTTAACTGCCCATAGTTTTAGTGGTGGAATGACAACTGGCGTTGATTTCATAATTGAGAAGGTGTAATTAAATTATGGCAACTCAAGCATATGTAATCGTCATTGAAATCCCAGAAAAGAAATGCCCAAATGTAAGAGGCAAAGCTAGTCTAATTAAAGATGGTAAGGCAAAAGTTTATCTTTCAAATAATACAACTTCTAGAGATGCTGAAAATGGCTTTGACCGATATGGAGTTACAGGTGGTCGAAATGCTGTAGTAGTAACTGAGGCAACATTTCCAAAATACGAAGAAGAAATTACTAACTATCTTAATCGAAGGTTTGGAGAAGACTGGTCTTTAAAATTAGAAAAGTGCTCAGTTGCATAAATTAAAACCCACTTCGGTGGGTTTTTTAATGGGCGCAATTTAGGAGTTTGAATGGTAAATACAAACTACGTTCCTTTGTGGCATATCTCACCATTTCAGCATGTGCATTACACATTAGTTCGAAATCAACTGCATATGGATTTGCTATTTGAGGACATGAATAAGGTCGATCAATTCTTGTCTATTGAAGGGGCTGCAGCTCAGGTTGATTTCTATTCCGAAGGTGCATATGCAGTTGTTCAGCTTGGTGATACTTCAGAAAGAAATCAGATTGAAGTGTATGGATTGCTTTTACATGAAGCTGTTCATGTCTGGCAAAAGATTAAAAAGCTCATGGGTGAACGAGAACCGAGCTCTGAGTTTGAAGCTTATTCAATTCAGGCGATCGCTCAGGATCTCTTTAAGATGTATGAGGAAAGCGAGGTTAAAAGTCATGGGGTGGAAGGGGAAAAAGCCGACTAGTTTTAGTCTTGATGTGTCTAAAGCAGCAGAAGACCATGTAAAGAATATTGTCATGGATACCGTGCAATCCTTAGTTAATTTAAGTCCGGTTGATACTGGTGCATACCGTGCTTCACATATTGTTTCGGTTGGAGCCGCTGATTACGGTGTACGTGAACCTGAAACGAATCCTATTAATGATGCAGCGATTCAGGCAATGAAGATTAAGTTAGGCAATTTAGTTTATATCCAAAACAATAAAGCTTATGGACCGCGCTTAGAAAACGGCTGGTCTGATCAAGCACCACAAGGTATTTATGGCCTCACTTTTAATTTTATTTCTCAAAAGTACGGTGGCTAAAATGGCAATGACTTTAGAGCAGACAAGGCAAGCTATTATCGATCGTATGCAAAGCTTTACAGGTATTACGCAAGACAGAATCCAGTATCCAAATTTACCAGGCTTTAATGTACCTAAAGATGGTGTTTGGTGCCGCTTAACGATTGCAGGTGGTCCCAGTTTTACTTCTGGCATTGCAGATAAGCCATGTACACGCCGTACCGGTAATATCATGATTCAATGCTTTGCACGTCCCAATTCAGGAATAATCGAAATCACAAAATTGAGTGATGCATTACTTGCTCATTTTGAATATTACTCAATCGATCATCTAGAATGTTTGAATGGCGAATCCATCTATGCGGGTAAAGATGCTGATTTCATTCAGTATAATGTGAGCATTGGGTTTAAGGTGAATTGATATGTCATGTATGCTGACTTTAGAAGAAATCGAAATTAAACGGCAAGAGCTGGAACGACATCTTGAAGATGTTATGGCTGTTGAACTGAAGAAGTGGCAAAGCGAAAATAAGCTTTGTGTTTCCGATGTGAATATACGTTTGGCCAATGTGAATAGTCTTGGTGGAACTAAACATAATGTAGTTACTGGAGTAAGTGTTGATTTAGATTACAAACCTTAAATTACTTTAATTAAATGACCGCTAAGAAGCGGTTTTTTTATGCCTTATTCACTACCACCTCATCGGTGGTTTTTTTTATGTCTATAGGAATCACTTATGAGCAATTTTGTTTTTAAGCGTGGTGACACTTTCAACTTAAATCTGCAGCTAGTTGATATGGATGAAGCGCTGCAATATCCAGCCAATGATGTACGTCGAGCAATCAATTTAACGGGGTATACCTTTACTTCGCAAGTTAAAACTCTGGATGGAACCGCCGTTGCAACTTTCACTTGTACAGCTTTAAACCAGAGTACACAAAAGGGGTGGCTAAATGTTAAGTCCGGAGCAAGTACTGCAGCGTGGCCTTTGGGTCTGTGTCAGATGGATATCAAAGCTGTGGTGAGCGGTACTACTCAGCATACAGAAACTTTGACTTTTCAGGTAATTGACGGGGTGACTGCATAATGGCAAATCTTTTATTTAGATTTAGTTGGGACCACCGACCTTTTGTTTATAACTCATCTCAAGGTAAGCGGCAATTTATGCTGCCTTTTGCTTCGGGCATTCCAAACCTCACTCCAGACTGGACTCAAGTTACGGGCTTAGGTACAGCGGCAACAAGAGGTGTTGGAGTAGAAAGCGGTAATGTAGCAGCTTATGGTTCTTATGGTTTATCTAACTTAGGTTATGGTGGATCTCCAACTTCAGAAGCCGGAAATGATATTGATGCTGGTTATAAAGCAGGGAGACAAAAGACTCGTTTTAAGAATGCACCCACTAGTATTTATACAAATCCCTATATAGCTGCTTATGCACCTTCTATCGTGGTTACTCGTGGAGAATTTACAGGTACGGAGTTATTTTTACCATATTACACCTCAACACGCGCCAATTGTATGGCTGTAATTGCATGGAATTATGTGCCATCCACTGACACCTTAAGTAAAGCAGAGCAAATCGTTTATACGAGCAAGAACAATATCGTTTATACGACCGATAACAGCGCGACCAGCGGCAAATTGGTTACTGTTGAGACTTCTGGCGAACTTCGCTCCAAGGGGTTCACTGTTGATTCGAACGGGGTTTACAAGGCAGCTTCACCGATTGCAAGACTATTTGCTGATTCACTTGAACTCAATGAAGATGCCTCAAAACAGCCGATTAACTTTGAAAAGTTAGGTACAGGTGACTACCTGATAAAAGGTTCTCTCGGATTTGCTAAAGAGGGCTGGTACATTGAAATGCCTAAAGATGCTAACGGTAATGTTCTTGTTGCTGTGTCATATGAGCAGCATGAAGATGGGGATATTGCAGTAAAAACCTACAAGAAAAAATTTGATATCGAAACAGCCTCAATTATTCCTGATTTCGATAATCCTGTAGATATTCCAGAAACTCGCTGGATTGATATTCGATTGCATGAAGAACCCGAACCAGAGCCTGAAGAACCGTTGAGTGAAACACCATTGGAGTTCCAGCCGACTAACTTATCTCAGGCAGTAGCTGCAGCCATGAATGGTGTGGAACCGCCAGAAATCTCGGATACAGACGAAACACTTTAATGACCCGCTAATTCAGCGGGTTTTTTATTGCCTAAATTTTGGAGAACCATAAATGAGTTCAGGCGCAAAAATTCGATTATATGCTTGTGAAGAAGCAGTATTGGGAACTACTCCAGCAAACCCGATCTGGTATACCGTTCGCCGTGTGAGTGACGGTTTATCAGAAAATGTCTCAACGGAAGAAAGCAGTGAGGTGGTAGATTCACGTTTCCGACAAGGTGGTGTGGTTACTGAAGCGGAAGTGACAGGTCAGTTAGAGTTTGAATTATCTCTTGGAACATTTGACTTATTCTTAAGTGCTTTAGCCTTTAATAACTGGGCGGCGAATGCTTTAAGCTTTGGCGGTACTGTACGTAAGTCATTAACGCTGGTTAAAGTTTTTGAAGATATTGGGCAGGTGTTTATCTACCGTGGTGTGCAGGTAAATACTGGTGAAATCACCATTCAAACAACAGGGAAAATCACAGGTAACTTTGGACTTGTTGGTAGCTCATTTACCCGTCAGCAAGTCAATCCTGTCACTAATCCTATAGCGGCTTCAACCCGTCCTTTGGTAAGTATGCCAAACGTGGAAAACTTGCTTATTAATGGTCAATCAATTCAAGGTAAAGCGTGTTTGCAGTCTCTTACGCTTTCAATTAATAACAATCTTGAAGCAATCCGTTGTATCGGCTCAGGCAAGTACACACCAGAGTTCTACATTGAAAAAATGATGGATATCGAAGCGAATGCTTCATTCATGTTCTCGGCCACAGCTGCTGGTTGGATTGATGCAATCAAAACCCGTGATGTGTTTACACTGACCTTCGACATCAGAGACAGCAAAGGAAGTAAATATTCGTTCAACTTCCCGCAATTGGAAGTCATGGAAGCCAATCACCCGGATGGTGGTGGTGATGACATCATTACTGTAGATATCAACTTTGCCCAAGTTCGTACAGCGCCAACAATTGTACGCGCTCTTGTGTAATCAACTTATTCAGTAACAAAGCCTATGGAATCCCATGGGCTTTTTTATTTCTAAAAATTAGAGGTTGCTATGGCTTTAAAAGTCGGAATTATTAAAAGCTCGGACGTATCAAAATGGTGCGAATACAAAGGTGCTGATGGAGAGGTACAGGCAGAATTTAAAGTCCGTGGTATCGCTTATAAGCCTTTTCAGGTAGCTATTGAACGAGCAGGAAACCAGATCTCGTCTAAAGGCTACGATGTAATGGTAAAAGATGAAGATGCCAAGCTTTATCACGAGTTGTTAATGGATGCATGTGCTGCCCATTTAATTGAAGACTGGAAGGGTGTGGTTTTCGCCGAAATCGTAGACGGTAAAACGGTTGAATCTGAAAAGCCATATACACCTGAGAATGCCTCAAAGCTTCTTAATCTTGGTGATATTGGTATTTCGATCTGGCTATTTATTAAAGAACAGGCCCAGAAGATTCAGGAAGACGCAGACAAGGACAAGGCTTTAATTCTGGGAAAGTCATCGAGCTCTATAAGTACCAAAAGACCTATACGTCAAAAACGCCGCACGAAATCGAACAAATCAAGTTCTTAGGCGGCCACATTCCTGATCCGCCAGAATATTCGTATGCGGCTGACTCTATTCTTTCGGCATTTAGTACTATTGCCAGATCCAGACGGTATGAGCAGGGCATCCCGTTATCTTTAGATCAGCAGGCAATCAATGTCTATGCAGAGCATAATGATTTGCCAGTGGCTGCTCATATTTTTAATGACTGTATTTTTGCATTGGATAACTTGTTTTTAGATGAAGCCCATAAAAAAATAAATTCCAAGTCCTCAAAAAAGTAACCCTAGAGTTATTTACATATAATAACTCTAGGGTTATTATTATCTCATCAAGTTAATAAGGGATTGGTGTGAAAAGTCTGGATTTAATCAAAATGATTGAAGCAGATGGTTGGTATGAGGTTAGGGTTTCAGGAAGTCATCATCACTTTAAACACCCAACCAAAAAGGGGTTAGTTACAATCCCACATCCTAAAAAGGATTTACCAAACGGAACTGTTAAAAGCATTTTGAAACAAGCGGGTCTAAATTGACCCGCTGTTTCCCGACTTTAAATACTATATCCCTTACAACTAATCATAACGCAGTGGGCGATATGTTTATGCCAAGGGCATGGAGTGTTGAGATGTTATATCCAATTGCAATTGAACGAGGATCAGATACTGAGGCATTTGGTGTCACTGTTCCTGATATTCCAGGTTGTTTTAGTGCTGGTGACACACTTGAAGAAGCTATTGAGAATGTTAAAGAAGCTATTTCAGGCCATTTAGAAATATTGGCTGAAGATGGTGAGGAAATCCCATTAGCTTCCGAACTAGTTAAATTTGTCGATGATCCTGAATATAAAGGAATGATCTGGGCGGTTACCGAAGTTGATGTTAGTCGTTATCTGGGTAAACCAGAAAAAATCAATGTTACTTTACCAAGCCGTTTGATTCGTAAAATTGATGAGAATGTAGGTAAAGGTAAGAGATATACTACTCGATCGGCTTTCTTGGCTGCTGGTGCTGAAAAACTTTTACATGCATAGCCTGATTTAAAAGACCACCTTCGGGTGGTTTTCCTTTATGTGACATTTAGTAACCAGTTTGTTAAAGTTAGTACACTTTATAACAAACGGTGAAATTCATGAAAAAAATATTGGCTACTGGATTATTGAGTTTGGGATTAGTTGGGTGTGCTACTACCCCTCAGCAACCATCAGAACCTGTAAAGTTTGAAAAGGTTTATCAAATAGATGGATTAAAGCAAGGCCAAATTTATGATGGCGCACGTCAATGGTTTGCAACAGCTTTTCGCTCAGCAAATGCAGTAATTCAGTACGAAGATAAGACTACGGGTTCAATTATTGGCAAAGGTAATATGCCATACCGTTGTTCTGGGTTTGCTGATTGTATGACTGTTACTGCTGGTGATCGAGTGGATTTCACAGTGCGCGTAGATACGAAAGATGGGAAAATGAAAGTGAGTTACGATAATCTTACTCACTATAAACCAGCGCAGGTAATTAGTGGAGTTCGATATAATGAAACTAATAGACCTATTACTGAAGACTATCCATCAGCTAAAATAATTATGGATGAATTAAATAAATCATCCGATCAAATGGCTGAAAAGATTAAAACTCAACAAAAAATTAATGCCGATTGGTAATTAACAAGAGCACTCATACCATGAGTGCTCTTACTTTATTAAGTATTACATTGTAGTGGTTGATATGAAGAAACTATTTATAACAGCAGGGTTAATGAGTGCAGGATTTTTTTGGTTAACAAGCGTTCACGCAAGTGAATGTGGTTATGAGAAATTGCAAGGAAGTGAATTTTCTTTAACAGATATGTCAAAAAAATATGTGCTTAACTCTTTTTTTGTTGATCCGAATAAGGATATTTTTGCTGGAATTCAACGCAATGAAAAGAATTATGAATCGTTGAAAAATAATAAATTCAAAGTAGTAGAAACAGGCGTGCTCACTAGCACAAATGAAAAGAGATTACTTCCAACTAGATATTCAGAATTTGTTATTAATAATAAATCGTATGTGCACGATAGAGCTTTAGCCTCAAAATTATTAACATCTGACTGTAAAACTTATTATTTAAGTGGAGGTGTAACTTTAAGACCAGAATCTACACAATTTATGTTCTTAAAAGCCGATGGTAGTAAGGCTGATGAGGGGAGCTATATTGAATTAGTTGGAAGTGCTCTGAAGCAAAAAGACACGTCTGCATCTGTAATTTTTGATCGTTTTGAAAAAATAGTTAATATAAAAACTAAAGATTTCGATAATATGTTACTGCGAGGGACATATAACCCAACAACAAAGAAACTTTTAACAAGTCAATTGTATTTGAATACATCATTTATAGGTAAATGGGGGAATATTCAAATTGCCTATGATACCGATGGAAATACTCATGAAGTTGTGAAAATTGATCGAGATGCAGACTGCTCTAATAGGTACATGGACTGTAAATTAAGTGAGATAGTTGGGGTATCATTGTCAGAACCATTTCTAAGAAAAAATAAAAATGGCTTTGAGCTAAAACTTAAAGGTCAACAAGATCGGATTATCAAAGTACCTTCCGATATGGTAGTTTCATTCTTAGATGGATTGGATGCTGCGAAAAAGAAATATTAAGATAGAAAAAAGCACCCTAGGGTGCTTTTTATTTATCAAAAATTACCATGAGCCTTTTTCTTTATCTTCCGTTTTAGGTTCAGAGCTATTTTCATTTTCTTCATCTTTTGGGAAGTAATTAGTTTTCTCTTTATAGAACTTTTTCACATTTGGATATTTCTTGAAAACTGACTCCATGTACTCTTCTTGGTTACCGTTAAGCATTGATTCAAACATACCTGTAATCATTTCCATCATCTTCATAGAATTAGCTAGTTGTTCTTCTAGGATCTGAATCTTTTTGTCCTTTTCAGATTCAGATGAAATTTCTATATTGAGCTCTTCGCCTTTATTTCTATTTTGTTCTTGTTCTTCTAATACTTTAGTTAGCCGCGCTTCTAGCTCTTCAGGCGGCATTTTCAGTGGAGATAATTCAGGTTCTAAGATAAAGCTTCTTTCAAGTCGAGCGATAATATCCGCATTCATAGAGCGCTTATATGCCTTAGCAGATTCAGCCACTTTGTCGCGTAACTCTTCAGACCATCTTAGTTTGTATTGAGGGTCTTTTTGATTCTCGCTCATTTAAATAAACCATATACCGCAAAAATGAAATACTGATCATAAAGTACCATAGAGGTACTTGACAATGGTCGCAAGGAGGTACATATTATGGATGTACCTCCTTGGTGCTATTGTGGAGATAATTATGGCAAAGCAAAATCAACAGCAGTTAAAAATTAGATTTTTTGATGATTCTGATCATTTGAAATTAAAGGAAATTGCTGAAAAAGAGGACCGATCCTTGACCTATGTGGTTAATCAAGCGATTAAACAATTTTTACAAACCAAAGAGAGTGCGAAAGCATGAATATTAAAGACATGAAAAAAGCAGACGTCCGCCAAGATCAATCTGCTTTTTGTTTAACCCACACAAAGGAATTAAACCTATGACAAGTTTAGCACAAAACTTTTTAAACCCAAACAATAAGCCTCTAGTTATTGGTGACTTCACGATTCGCCAAGATGATGAAGGACGTTATTGTTTGAATGATCTACATAAGGCTAGTGGAGATGATAAAAAACATTTCCCTGCATATTTTCTTCGCAACCAACAAACTAAAGATTTAATCGCAGAAATTGAACTATCAAATGTAAATGGTTCAGATTCTGAGCGATATGAGAATTTGCATATCGCTGTAAAAGTAATCAAAGGTGGTTCTGACAAACAGGGTACTTATGTTGTTAAGGAGCTAGTCTATGCCTATGCAATGTGGATTAGTCCTAAATTCCATTTAATGGTGATTCGTGCTTACGATTCACTTGTGATGGAGTGGTTGCTAAATGGCAAACAAACTATCTCACCAGAACAAGCTGGCATTCTTTACAACATTGTTCATACAAGAGCAAAAGGTAATAAAAATTTGATTGTGCAAATGTGGAGTCGTTTAAAGAATCACTTTAAATACTCAGCAAGTTACCGAGAATTACGAGCTATTCACTTTGAGGATGCTAAGCATTATTTAGAAGTTATGGATTTAAAGGCAAAGCCAGAGGAAAAGAAACCTCAAGATCCTTTATTTGATAAAGACGCCTATGAGCTGGTTCGCAAACTTACTGAAGCAGTCATCATAGAAAATGATGAAATCGTTCC